AGTACACCAATGCGCAAGGAGCTCTCGACTCTGCGAAAATCCCTGCTGGGGTTACCGACGTCAACCTTTACAGTGTTTTCCGCGCCAGAGAGGTTGACGGAAAGTGGGGTTTCTGGCAAGTGGCCGGAAAGCAGAAGATCAACCGTCAAGAGTACCAGAGGTTTTTGCGAGACACTTTCAAGGTTTACTTTCAGGAGCAGACCGCTCTGGTTACGCGGTTGAACAAGGATTCAGGAGCGTGCTTGACTTGTGGGTTGAGCAACGATGACCATGTAGAGCCGTGTCCAGTGGCCAAGATTGTCGCAAATGAAGCGGGGGTGGTAGGTGATGGACGAATGTCCTATGTACTCGTTATCTGCCTTCTGCTGAGTTTTGACCCTCTTGGTCGCATGATGCTTGCCGTGGCGTTAGCGCTCTGGGCTTTGTGGCTGCGCGATCCAGTCGCCAGGCAGAAGACTTTTGATTGGTTGTACTTTGGTGCTAGGTTCTATGCTATGCGAACGATGACTTTTAAGGACTGGGCCGTGTTGTATTCGATGACACGCGGTGATCCTTTTGTTGTTATTGGTAAGATGGAGCGTTTCCGCGAAGAGCGGTTTTTGGAACGCATCCGCGAGAGAAAGGACATTTTGTTGAAATTTGCCGCAGCCATGACCGCTGGTATTGCGGTCTTTGGAGCATACAAAATCCTCACGCGGAAGAACAAGGACTATGTCCTCACTACCGAAGCTCTTGTGCGCGAAACTACGCGCGATAATACTTTTGGATCGACAGTTGCTAACTGGGTAACCTTCAGTAAGAGTGCTGAGGTTAAGAGCGCGTCGGTGATTGACGCTGGTTTGGCGAAGTCGAAGACTATAGATCCGAAACAGTTGGAGCGGGTGATTGCGAGTCGCTACGTTGATGTGACTTGCGGAAATCAGAGATTGTGGGGATTTAAATATCGTGCGAATACGGTTTTGATGCCGGTTCACGTTCTTTGTGAAGATCGCTACGTCGGTGGACGCACGGTTGTGATCCCTAACGACACGGAGATTGAGATGACTTTCAAGTGTGGTAATATGAAGTATAGCGGAAAAGTTCCGACAGACAGGATGAATCGAGTCTCAGGCCGGGACTTGATGTTGGTTTGGGTGCCAGCGCTGTATCCTCTGGATGAGAAACTTGAGAAGATTTTCTCTCCCCCACCATCGTCGTTGAGTCAAACGTTGTCGGCGTACGATTCGGGACACTTGATTGTCCCCGGAGATGATGAGACTACCGTCAAAGTTCTTGAAGGAGAGGAGCGCCCGCGATACGTCCTGGTTCCGACAGAAACGGGGAGTCGCCTTCCGACTATAATGTATGGTGACTGCACTGGCAAAGGCGAGTGCGGTAGCATTCTTGTCGGATTTGCTAAGAACTCTGTCATGCCAATAGGGATGCACATAGCCAAGTCGGTGCTCAACGGCCAGACGCTGTCAACTGCTGAGGAGCTTGTCGGTACGGAGCTCGACTTTTGCTACGAAGAGCTATGTCGCAAACATCGTGCTATCGCTCCTGTGGTGTTGGATACCGCCCAGTTGAAGACAGTAGGCATGATCGATAGCGTCTCTCTCTCGCAGATGGTCAACGAAGTGGGTAGTGTCGAACCCGAGGTCGTTGTCGTCCCCATGCCCAAGAAGAGGAGTAGCTATTTGGCGGCCGAACGCTGGCGCGGCGGCACGATGCCAGTCGAGCCCGTTGGGATGATGACAGGTTTCCACGGTACGAAGATGAAGAGTAGTATCGTTCCTTCAAGCTACCATCATGAGGTTAAGAGGTTCTTCGACGCAGCTCATCCGAAAGTTGATACGGACTATGTGACTCCAGTCTTTACCGGACGCAAAGTTGCTGGTCCCGATGGAGACGACTACTGGATTGACCCGCACACTGTTAACTTTTTGAGTATGGTTAACAAGGGTGGGTCACCGGCAATGTGGAGGCGGGCTTTCAAGGATTATATGACTGGCGCCGAAGATTTGGAGGGTTGGCAGGAGCTGCGCCCTTTGGTCATGGCGGAAGTGTACCTCGGTGCCAAAAGCGTGGTAAAGCCCGACAACCTCAAGACCTCCATGGGTCTGCCGTTCAACCGCCCGAAGAGAGGCTTTATCCGCCCGATCGATGCCGAAACAGTGGCGGTAGACGAGTCGCTCTTACGCCACACAGAGTTCGTGAGGAAGGTGTGGCGTGAACGGAAGCTCTACTCCCCGATGTGTAATCACTCACTTAAGGACGAAGCCCTCAAGCGAGCTAAGCTTTTATTGTGCAAAGTCAGGACGTTCAGCACCGTCAGCTGTGGGGTCAATGACGCGGCCAAGCGAGTTGTGGGTCCGCTCTTAGCCTTTATACTGAAACATCGCAATTTCTTTGAGTGCTTTGGGGGCGTCGACATCACGAGTACTCAGCTCGATGACTACATGAGCAGGCTTGACGCAGTCGATCCCCAGCGGAAAAGGCGTATCGCCGGAGACTATGTCAGCTACGACAATAAGCAGGCTACGGAGGCGATCATGACGGTGGCCGATGTCGTGGAGAAACTCGCCGAGTTAGCGGGGTTCTCGGACGACGATCGCGCGGAGGCTTACTACTCTACCCTGAGTGATGCGTACACGGTCAGAGTTTGCCAAGGCGACATCGTGTTGCTGACGTTTGCTAATCCCAGTGGGGGCTTCAAGACGCTGATGATCAATTCGATTGGAAATAGTTTGACCCTTCGCTACGCGTATTTTAGCCTGGCCGACGAGTTGAAGTTGGAGGCTCCTCTCTTTCGACAGGTTTGTCCGTTGGCCACTGTGGGGGACGACAACATGGGTGCAGTTCGTGAAGGATACGAGTGGTTTAATCAGGTTGGTATCGCTGAAGTGTTGAAGGAAGTTGGGCACGATTATACCTCTTCGACCAAGTCTTCGATCTTAGAACCGTATACGAGGTTTGAGGATGCTACTTTTCTGAAGAGAAGCTTTTGGTTTGACGCAGAGCTCAAGAGATGGAAGGCGGCGTTGGATCTAGGAAGCATCGCCCGTATGTTGTTGTTCACGAAGAAGAGTGAAGCGGGGGTTAGTCTTTGTGACCAAGAGTCAGACATCGTTGGTACGGCGTTGCGAGAGATGTACTTACATCCTGGAACACGATTCGAGGAGTTTCGCAGCTTTGTTGAAGACTTCTCGGTGAAACGTCCTGGTGTGCTTCCGAAGCTCCGTTTGTGGACTCGCGCCGAGCTTGATGAAAAGTTTCTCAAAGGTTGTCTGATGGATTGGCAGCCGGTCATTGAGCTGCGGGATGAGGTCTACGAGCATTTGTATAACGAGTCAGGGCCGGCTGAGCCAGGACCCACTTTGGACCTGGGGCCAGTTGCCGCCATGGATGTGGTCGGGACAGTGGACACTATTGGGAATAACTCCGCTGAGACCACTAGCGCGTCGGCCGGCAATCCGAGTGACTATGCGGAGTTCCTGCAGCGAACGATCCTGGGTTATACGGGGTCGCTGGCAACTTCGAATGCTATATACAACCAGATTGCGGATTTCTATCCCGAAACTAAGTTGTTGACGTCAGAGTTCATCGCCAAGAAGTTGTCTGGTTTCAACCTGCTGAGAGCCGATATCGAGGTAACTTTCCAGTTCAACTCATCGTCCATGTTCAAGGGCTTGTATGTTATCGCGGCGTATCCGGAGGATGCAGGCAACTACGCTAGCGGTACCCCTCCGACTAATCACTACGTGAACGCGAACAATGCTTTCAGCATGTTGCACGCTGTTGTGGATCTGTGTGGCAGTGACACGGTGGTGTTTAAACTACCTTTCATCAGCAACGTCAACTATGCCGATAGGATCACCACGGCGGGGCTTCCTTCTTGGAGACTAGTCATGTTTTGTTTGGACCCCGTTCTGAATGTCAACAACCCTACGGTGGCCGTTACTGTGCCGTATAACGTGTACTGTCGATTTCTCCCGGAAAACTTCGAGCTGGTGGTTCCATTCAATGAGGCGAAAGCCAAGAAACATGCCATAGGCTCAAAACCAGCGCCTAAGGCTATGGGCCGTCAAGGCACCGTTTCTACTATGCTGGGAGCGGCGAAGAAAGTCTCAGATATTGTGGCGGTGTTGCCGGGGGCCGGGGGAATCGCTGCAGTGGTGGGGCAAGGATTGAGCGTTGCTCAAAGTATTGCAGACGTTTTTGGGTTTACTAAGGTTCAGAAAGAAGAAGATCCGATGGTGATGCGCCCTGGTAACTTCTCAAATGTCGCCACGACTGACGGGGTGTTTGGTGGCCAGATGGTTGGGCTGTCGGGAGGGAACAATGTGTCCATTGATCCGTCGTTAGGAGGTAATGGGGAAGACGACAGTTCGTTCATGTCGTTGTTTCCACGCCCGGTGATGATTAAGCAGTTCACATGGTTGTCCACGACGTTGCGCCAAACCTCGCTAGCTGTGATTCCAGTCATGCCCGGGTACTGCGCTTCTGGAGGATCACTCTACGGTCTCCAGCCCACGGTTGCGGGGTCGCTTGGAGCTCCTTTTGACTATTGGTGTGGCGACATGGTCTATGAGGTGATGATTGGTTGCAACGGCCTTCTTCAAGGATCCTTGCAAGTCGTTTGGTCGCCCTACGCTTCGCTTGACACTACCAATCAGATTGGAGAGATTTGGAATCACATCTTCGACATTTGTGAGGAAAAGTCGCACGTGTTCAAGGTACACTGGGCCAATCGTTATCCCATGTTGAAGAACCGGTTATTGGCGGCGAACCCCGCGGCAGATGGTTACTGTAATGGGTACTTGCACTTTCGCGTCGCCACTCCTTTGGTTTCCCCTTCCACCGCTGGTGCCTCGGTGATAGTGTTGGCCGCGGCGGCGGGGGATATGCAATTTTCGGTGCCGCGAGCAACCATCGATGACGGTACAGTGTTCCGTAAGGCTCTCCACCTGATTAATGAGGCGGATATGGAGGAGACCGAGACGACGGACTTGACTGCAGTCCCGCGTAACAAGACAAATCTTGCGACCGTTCTTGGTGGTGAAGCGGTTGGATCGGTGCGCCAGTTGATGCAAAAGATGTCTTGGATCACCAGTGTTGACCTGTGGGGTGCGGTGGATGGAACAAATAGGTACAGGTCTACTGTCTACCTTCCTTTCTACCCGCGTCCTCCGGCATTCAACCTTGGTAACGCCATTCCTGAAGACGACTTGGGAGGTGTCCGGTCAGCGTCTAGCTTTTCCTGGGCGGGCTACTACTCTTCGTTCTACGCAGGTATAAGGGGTAGTTCGCGTCTTAGCGCGGTGGTGGTGAGTCACGACGTTGGCACTCCCGTGTATTCGGTTAGCGCGAGCATGGCTAGTGGTGTTCCGGCGGCTATCAGTTCAGCCGTTATCGAGAGTGGTTTGTCTGCGGACTTCATGATCGATTACGCGGGTTTGGACATGCCGGGTGCGTTGGCATTTGGTGACACTGTCACCAAGCAAGGGTTCCAGTTCACCTTTCCGTATTATGATCGCTATAAGTTTAGGAATAACTTTCACGAGCTGTCAGACACAGAGTTGGGAGGTGCCGAGTCGAAGTGGATTAAGTTGCAGATCAGCCACCATACGCAACCTACGATTGGGAGAAATGCGATACACATTTTCCAGAGCTTGGGCGCCGACGTTGCCCTAGTCTATTATTTGTGTCCGTTGCAGGTTGACTTGTCGGTGATCAGCTAGGTCGGGCTTTGGCCCCTCGGGGCCATTGCGTGTGTGTGTGGTTGTGTGTGTTTGTGGGGTTGGGCTAACCCTAATAGCCAAAACGTTGTACTTACTGTGTGTTTGTTGTTGTGTCGTGGTGAGATCTCTCTTGGTGGCGTACCAGGAGCCCTCGGGGTGTGCCTTAACTTTGTTCTTGTAACTTTTGCACCCCGTCATGGGGGGAATTTTTTACGCAAGTTTGAAGTTTTGGCGCTTGATTTTTGTTAGTCA